CTTGGAATAATTTTAATTTTCCTCGCGGCTATAGTCTTATTCAGTTTGCTGTTACGGCTGCTGACGATCCCTATCATCTTATTGTGCCTTATGGTAAAGCGGCTGGTGTAGATACAAAACAAACTTCGTACGCAACTACTCCAGCTGTTCGTGAGGCGGCCATGATGCTAGCTGTGGACATCTGGCAAAGCAGGCAGACACCAGCCACAGGGGCGTCTGCCGTTGATTTCCAACCAAGTCCTTATAAAATGGGGCGCAGTTTAACAAGTAGGGTCTCAGGTCTCATAGCTCCTTATACGAGCCCACGATCAATGGTCGGCTAATGACAGTCGCCATCACTACACTTAGATCAACCATCGCTACAGCTTTAACTAATGCTGGCGTGTGGTCTGTTTTTGCTTACCCACCAGCTGCCCCACAAGCAAATTCAATAGTGATTTCTCCCAACGATCCTTATTTGACTACCAACGATAATTCAAATTTAACTATTAGCCCTACTGCACATTTCAAAATTACTTTATTTGCACCTATGTTTGATAATCAAGGCAATTTAATTAACTTAGAAGAATTTATGATTGCCGTTTATCAAAAATTAAGCGAATCAGGTTTGGTGTACAACGCTCCAGCCTATTCAGCACCATCTGTACTATCATTACCATCAGGGGATCTATTAAGTTGCGATCTCAGTTTCGACATACTAACGAGTTGGAGTTAAACCATGGCACAAGATACAACCGCAGAGAATTTGGCGTTTTTAATCAAGATCGGTCAGATTAAAGATCCAAAGCCAGCAGTACAAGAACCTACTAAAGACAAGGAATAATAATGGCCATATTTTTACAGAACGGCGTAGGGGTCAAAATAAATTCTGTTGACCTAAGCGATCATATTACATCTGTATCACTTAATCAGGCTTTCGATGAATTGGAAGTAACTGCACTTGGCGATACCGCACATAAATTTGCAAAGGGTCTAGAAGCAGCAACCCTGACTCTAGATTTCTTAAACGATTTCGCAGCATCAAATGTTGCAGCAACCCTACAGGCTGCCTATGGCACAACTGTTACAGCTGTACTGATTCCAGTAAAGGGAACAGCAGTATCTGCTACAAATCCACTTTATACTGTTAGCATTATCATCAATAACCTAACACCATTAAATGGCGCGGTTGGAGACATCTCAACTCAGAGCATTACATTCACATGTAACTCAACAGTTGTACAAACTACATCTGGAACATTCTAAGGGGCAATAATGGCAAAGCTAAAGATCACAAGGGCTAACGGAGAAGTATCTGAACATAAAATTACTCCGGGGGTTGAATACGCTTTTGAAATTAAATATGGCGCAGGAATCTCAAAGGTTCTACGCGAGCATGAACGCCAATCAGAAATATTCTGGTTAGCCTGGGAATGTTTGCGTAGAGCCAATGTAACTGTAACCACCTTTGGTCTTGAATTTATCGAGACCTTAGATACTGTTGAAGTATTGGATGACGCAAAAAACTAATAAGGCGCGATAGTTTTCTTTACACGATCGCTCAGTTATCTGTAGAAACAGGTATCGCGCCTAGGGAATTTATAGACATGGACTCGGACATGATCCGGGCAATAGTCCAGGTCTTACAGGATCGAGCAAAGGAGATTAAAAATGCCAGTCGTCGTAACAGGCGTTAAGCAACTCCAAAAAGCTATGAAAGATGTTGATCCTGCATTAAATAAACAAATGAAAACTAATATTAGGTCTGCCATGATTCCAATTAGAAATAATGCTAGAGGTTATCTACCATCTAATGGAGAAATGTTATCTGGCTGGACTAAAGCATTATCATCTGATGCTCTTAAATATAGACCATTCCCCCATTACGACCAATCTGTTGCTCAAAAGGGAATTATTTATCGTGAAGGTCAAAACAAAAAAAATAACTCGGGATTTAAAGCAGTATTTTATGTTGCTAATACATCTGCCGCTGGTGCAATTTATGAAACTGCTGGTAGAAAAAATCCAAATGGTGACTCTAGGTCTGAAAGTAATAACCCAAATGCTGGTCGTCAATTTATTGGCAGAGCAGGCGGTATGACTAATATGAAAGGTTTTGACAAACAAAGAGGCCGAGCGCTTTATAGGGCATGGACTGAAGATCAAGGTCGAGTAGTTTCAAAGGTAGTCAAAGCAATTGAATCAGTCGCGGTTAAATTTAATAAAGATACAGAATTAAGGAAGGCTGCCTAATGGCCAATTTAGTAGTATCGGCAGTATCCACATGGGATAACAAAGCTCTTAAAAAAGCATCTAAAGATATATCTGCATTTGATAGCGGAGTTAATAAATTAGGTAAAACCTTTGGCCGAGTATTTGCTGCCAGCGCTTTAATTGCTTTTGGTAAGAAAGCCATTAATGCTTTTGCTGCAGATCAAGCCGCTGCAAAAGCTTTAGAAATACAATTAAAAAATACTGGATATGCTTTTTCCGCACCAGATGTTGAGTATTATATAGCTAACCTTCAAAAAATGACAGGTGTGTTAGATGATCATTTAAGACCAGCATTCCAGACTTTACTTACAGCAAGTGGATCTTTAACTCAAAGTCAAAAAGCATTACAAGTAGCTTTAGACACTAGCGCTGCAACTGGTATGAGTTTAGAGGAAGTCAGTTCTGCAATATCAGCCGGGTTTAGAGGGCAGACAAAAGCATTAAGAGGCCTAGGAGTTACTTTATCTAAAACAGCTCAAACGGCTGGTCACATGACAGAAGCATTAAATGAAATTGGTAAAGCATACTCAGGCCAAGCCGCTGCAAGGCTTGAAACTTATGCCGGTAAAATGGATAAACTTAAAGTTGCTGCAGCAGATGCTACTGAAATTATAGGTAAAGGGTTATTAGATGCACTATCTATGCTCGGTAAAGATAAATCATTAGATAAATTTGCAAGTGATTTAAATAACACTGCTACCGCAATATCTTATTTAGTAGCTGGTGTAACAACTGCAATAGGGGAATTAAACAAATTATTTAATTTAAAAGTAGGTAATGGAAGTGCTTTAGATTTCTTTTTAAGAAATGTACCAGTAATAAGTGCTTACTATAATGCTGGCAAATCCGCGACAGCAGCTGCAAATGCCCCATCATCTAATTTTACTTATAGTCTGGGCGCTAATGCTGGTGTTGAATTAGCCAAATTACAAGAATTAAAAGCACGCAAGGCTTTAATTACTACATTAAAAGCTGAGGCCGATCTAAAGAAATTAAAAGACAAGTATGATTTAGAACGAATTGGTTTGATGGCTGCACTTAATCAAGCGACAGATGACGAAACCAAATTACGATTGGCTGAGAAATTAGCCATCCTTGATGGTAATGCTGCAATGGCTCAAAAATATCTAGCAGATCTAGAAGCAACTAATTCAACTACTCAATTAGCTAACGCAATGAATCAAGCTGCAAATGATATATTAACCGCTGGCCAAATGATTTTATTAGGTTTAGGCCTGAACCCATCTCAAATGGTTGGTAGTACAATTTCTGGTACTGCTACTGCTGGTTTTCCTGATATTAGAAATTTAGCAAATTTGGCATTAAATAATCCTAATTTTGGTACTAGCCCAGAAGCTATGGGATTGGGATTAGCCCTTGGATTTACTCCAGGTGGATCTGGTGCATCTGCACCGGCAAATATAACCGTCAATGTTGATGCTTCAAATATGGTAGATGCTTCCAATATGACTAAAGTAGTTCAAGAGAGTTTGTTGATCATTAGCAAGAATGGATACTCAACAGTACCTGCTGGCCAAGGGTTCTAATGGCAGTACCAACAGTCAAAGCAATAATCAATTTTTCTACCGGAGCATCTTTTGCTCAGGCAATGGTATTGGATTCTGGCTTATTAGATACAAACATTTTATCTGATTCAACAGCTGTAATTGTTGATGTATCTAATCAAGTTGATTCAATTACAACCCAACGCGGTCGAAATGTTTCAGCGGATCAATTTCAAACTGGCACAATGTCAATGCGTATTGTTGATCAAAATGGTGATTTTAACCCACAGAATACTGCCAGTCCTTATTATGGATTGCTCAGCCCTATGCGTAAGGTGCAAATAAGCGCAACCTACTTAGGGGTAACATATCCAATCTTTTCAGGGTTTATTACCGGATATAACACCAGCACTCCTAAATATGTTGGTGATGTAGTTTATACAACCATTACAGCTGTAGATGCTATGCGTTTACTTACTAATGCTCTTGTGACCACAGTCACAGGTGCGGTAGCAGGTGAAGATACTGGCACTCGTATTGGTCGAGTATTAGACAGCATTGCTTGGCCTGCATCAATGCGATCTATTGCTACTGGTCAAACCACAGTTCAGACAGATCCAGGAACTACCAGAAGCGCATTAGCAGCATGTCAAACTTTAGAAGTTACCGAATATGGAGCATTTTATATTGATCCAAGCGGTGTGGTTACTTTTAAAAATCGTGATTATTGCACTACAAGCGTTTCGGGTACGCCAATTTATTTTAATGATAATGGCACAAACATCTCATATTTCAATGCGTTCTGGGTGTTGAATGATGCTCAGGTGGTTAATCAGGCAAGCATTACGGCTCTTGGATTAGCGACTCAAACTGCTATCAATCAGGCGTCAATAGATAAATTTTTTGTTCACTCCTATACTCAAAATGATTTATTGATGCAAACTACGACCGATGCCCTAAACAATGCCCAGGCTTATGTGGCTAGCAGGGCTGAAACCAGCATTAGATGTGATGCCATTACTTTGAATCTTTATACAGATAATTATACGGCCGGGGTTATAGCTGCTTTAGACCTTGATTATTTTGACCCAATTAGTATAACTACTACCCAGCCTGGTACTGGCGCTACAACTTCAAGTATTACTAAAACTTTTCAAGTTTTTGGGGTTCAACACTCAATATCGGTGAATGCATGGAAAGCGACATTTACGACAACAGAGCCTATAATAGATGGATTCATATTGGATTCTAGTTTATATGGGCTGCTAGATACCAATACGCTAAGTTACTAAGGAGAATAATGGCAAAACAGACCTTCACTACTGGGCAGGTATTAACTGCTGCTCAAATGACTTCATTACAACAAACCGCGATGGGTGGTGGATCGCCTGTTACTAAGACGGCTTCTTATGTATTAGTAGCGGCCGATGCTGGCACAGTAATTCAAATGAACTCAGCATCATCTACAACAATCACCGTTAACACAGCTTTGTTTGCAGCTGGTGATTCTGTACAAATACAAAATATTGGTGCTGGTACTTGCACAATTACAGCAGGTACTGCAACTGTTACAACTGCTGGATCATTAGCATTAACTCAATGGGAAGGCGGATCGCTTTACTTCACTTCGACAAGCGCATCTATCTTCTTTGATATTGTCCAAAGTTCAGGTATGACTAACCCTATGACTACCACCGGTGACACTATTTACTCATCACCCGGATCTACTCCAGTAAGACTTGGAATAGGTAGTACAGGTAATGTATTAACTGTTGCAGGCGGAGTACCAACCTGGGCTGCACCAAGCGGCGCTGGTGCAAACTGGTCATTACTTAATTCAGGTGGCACTGCATTAACTGGTGCAACGACAGTTACAGTTTCAGGAATTAGCGGCAAAGATAAAATTATGGTTTTAATAGATGCTGCAAGTTCTGCCACAATAGGTGCATATATACAATTGCGATTAAATGGAGATACAGGCAGCAACTACACAACTTATGGCACCGAGAATATTGCTTCAGCCGCATACAATTCCGCGGATTTTAGTTCTTATGGATTAACAACCGATAATATAGTGCTTGCTAAAATGGATTCATCAAATCATTTTCGCTCGGTTAGTGGTTATGTTTTATTTTCAGGTTGTAATTCATCTGGAGTTAAAGTATTTAATAGTAATGCTGGGGCGCAGGGTGGATCAGGTCAAAGATTCTATAATCTTGGTGGCTTTTATAACTCATCTTCAACTATTTCATCAGTATCTATTGTTTCATCAACAGGCAATTTAGATGCTGGCACAGTTTATATATATACAAGCGCTTAAAGGAGATAATATGAAAATAACAGAAAAAGAGTTTAACGCTTCAACAGGTGTGGAAACAATAACCGAGCGTGAGGAAACTGCTAAAGAAAAAGCAGAGCGTGAAGCAATGTTAGCAAAGTTTGCGGCTGAGAAAGCAGAAATTGAGGCAAAGGCAAATGCTAAAGCCGCTTTGTTAAAGAAATTGGGAATTACTGAAACCGAAGCGGAGTTATTGCTTGCCTAATACATCACAAAAAACAGTAACCACTTCACCAACTCTATTGGTTACGGCCAATAGAGCAGATCAATTGGTTTACCTTCATTCTTCATCTGGAATTATTTATATTGGTAACTCAGATGTAACAACATCTACTGGATACCGCATGGATAATGGCGATAAGTTGTCAATGCAATTATCTGATAATGAATCTTTATATGGCATTACAAATACTGGTACTGCAACCATGATGGTAATGGCAACAGTCAATTGACACCTTGGTTATGCAAGGCTGGCGTACAGCTGAGAGAACAGATCGATGATTGGTTCCCGGATCGGGATCGTAAAAGTGATGGATGGGTGGGTGATAGTCGCCATTCCGCGAGAATCTCTGATCACAATCCAGACGAGTCCGGGTGTGTACGAGCCATTGATATTGATTCTGACCTGGGTACACAAAAAGGGCTCTCGCTGTATCTTGCTGACCAGCTCAGGGATCATGCAGAAACCGATAAACGCATTTCTTACATAATTCACAAAGGTAAAATAGCCAGCCCTAAAGCAGGTTGGGCATGGCGTGATTACAAGGGCATCAACCGACATGATCACCACATCCATGTCAGCTTTACAAAACTGGGCGATCAAGACAATACATACTTCCAGATTCCACTTATAGGAGGAAAGATATGAAATTAAACAAAAAATCCAAAGCCGCACTTAAATCATATTTAAGAGCTGTAGCAGCATCTGGCATTACAGTTGCACTCGCTATCGCTGGCGACATTAAGCCTGAATACTCTGTCCTTTTAGGTGCTGTTGTAGCACCTTTAATCAAAGCCTTAGATCCTAAAGATACTGATCTAGGTGTCAATGCTGAGTAATGTCTGTCGAATCATGGGTCGCTATTGCCGTTGGCATAAGCACCCTAATAACCAGTTTCTTTATGGCTCTACGATGGGTTATTAAATCCTACCTAGCTGAATTAAAACCTAATGGCGGTTCTTCAATGGCTGACAAAATTGATCGCCTTGAAAAGCGTGTCGATGATCTGTTTGTCTTACTGAGTAAGTCATAATTTTAATTATGGCGAACACTCGAAAACCTATCAAACGCAAAAAGATCAATCGTCGCGTCGTTCGCCAATCTCCTGAGCCATTAAGTAAGATCGATCAACATTACTTGGCTTTGCATACCTGTTATACAGCAGCCAGAAAAGCAGGATTTACGCCTGAACACGCCTTTTGGTTAATGACCGAGCATAAGACTTTTCCTGACTGGATCGTAGGCGATGGCGGAATCATTCCTTCCATAGATCCAACTGACGATGAGGAAGAATAATTAAGCGAATCGCTTTTATAAGTGATCTTCAAGTTCCATTTTTTAACGAGCAAGCAACCAAATCTGTAGGCCGATTTTTGGCCAAATGGAAACCCCACCGCACTATTTGTATTGGTGATGAGATCGACCTGCCCCAATTAGGGGGTTTTAATGCAGGCACTATTGATGAAATGGTTGGCAACATTCATGAAGATCGAGTGCTAACTCAGGAGGTATTAAGTTACTTGGGAGTAACTGATGTACTCGGTAGCAATCATGGGATTAGACTTTATCGATCAATTAAGAAGAGACTTCCTAGCTTTCTAAATTTACCTGAAATGCAATACGAAAAATTTTTAGGATATGACAAATTACAGATTAAATTTCACCCTTACGGATTAGACTGGGCACCAGGTTGGACAGCTGTGCATGGTGATGCTTTTCCATTGAGTCAAGTGCCTGGACAAACAGCCTTAAATGGCGCTAGAAGGCTTGGTAAGAGCGTTATATGTGGGCATACCCATAGATTGGGTCAATCGGCCTTTACAGAGGCTTCTAGAGGTCAATTAGGCCGTACTGTGTGGGGCGTAGAGGTTGGCAATTTGGTAGATTTGAGCAGTTCAGGTATGGCATACACCAGAGGCTATGCGAACTGGCAAACTGGTTTTGCTGTAGCTTATGTTAAAGATCGTAAAGTCCAGGTAATAACCATTCCGATCAATGCAGATGGCAGTTTTATATTTGAGGGTAAAGTTTATGGGGCTTGAAACCGACTATAAGGATCGTACGATCGATGATCATATCGATGAATTTGACGATCTCAGCGTTATCTAATCGTTATAAGACACGCCAAAAATAATTACCCAAAAGTCATTGCTTTAAGTCATACTTTATGTATTCCACACACAGGGTGTGGATAGATAAGGGCTAACATGACACTGAAAGAAGCTGGTCTATGGTGGGTAGCAACTATGGTTGCAATCATCTGGGCTTATGGCGTATTAGAAAATGCAAAACAAACTCATTACTGGCGCGGCCGTAAAGATGGCTGGGATATGCACAGACGAATGATCGATTCTAAGACCAATGCCGACAACAACTGAAAAATTGTTTAGTGAAGTTGTCAGTACAATCCAAGAGCGCGGTGCGGTCTATGGACATCCAGCAATTAACCATAAAAGAATTGCTGATCTCTGGTCAGCGTATCTCGATTACCCTATCCAGCCACACCAAGCAGCTCTATGTATGGCGTTGGTCAAGATCGCTAGGCTTAGTGAAACTCCATCCCATGAAGATTCACTCAAAGACTTGCTTGCCTATTGTGCAATCAGTAAGACTGTCTTCGATGCACAAACAGATGCAGACTTTGGATGGGAGATAGATAGTGGCATTTAACTTAGACGATTATGAACCAGTAGAAGCTAGATTGGAGAAATGGCATGGAATATATCCCGATGGAAGAATCGAGACCGAGATCCTTGAACACTCAGACACTCGATTCATTGTTGTTTGTAAATTATTCAAAACGGAAGCAGATTCCAAGCCATGCGCCTCGGGTGTTGCTTCTGAAACGATTACGGATCGCGGTGTTAACGCTACTTCTGCGTTGGAAAATTGCGAGACTTCAGCGATCGGTAGAGCACTTGCAAACGCAGGTTTTGCAGCTAAAGGAAAGCGTGCAAGCCGAACAGAAATGGACAAAGTAAATCGTGCAGAATACAAACCAAAATACTCTGCACCCGGATCTAAATCAGCTGCGATGGAAATGGCGTTACATATTGTGGAGCAGAAATCTATTAGTAATGCTGAAACTGTTGCTCCAGTTGAGTGGTCTGTTGGTGAAACTATTACTCAAATTGGTGAAGTGGTCGATGTTAATTTTATTTGCAGCCATGGTGATATGGTAAAAAAAGAAGGAATAAGTAAATCTAATAATAAGCCGTATGCAGGTTATGTATGTTCAGCACCGAAAGGCGAGCAATGTTCACCTAAGTGGGCAAAACTTACAGCTGCAGGCATTTGGTATTGGCCAGATGATTCCGACTCAGGTAAAGGGGGTGAATAAATGGGTTACTTAGAAATGATTGACGGTAGTGGACTGAAAGCCACCTTTGACGATGATGGCGTTTCAGTCATACCTACCGGACTAGCTGAGAAATGCGATGCTTGTAACGATGACAGATTACTTCATGAGGGCGATCTGCTGAAATGT